GCAAGTGCTAGTACAACTTGGCAAACGAAAGGCCAATAACTGCTTCTACGCCATGTAGTTTCTGCAGGAGCACAATCCCCTGCTTGCCATAACGACACCTCTAAACTAATATTTGTAGTATCTGTAATACCCGCATCAATTGGATCCAATAATACTCCGCTTGCATCTACTGGAATAATTTTATGTAATCCTGGACGAGCATACATTGAGTCAATTCCTGCTCGAGTACCCGAGGCAATACGTCCATCTTCGAGATCTTTCCACATCACTCCATTACCGGAAGTATACGGCGCTGGGCCATATACAGATTCCCACCATATAGGTTGCTCAGTAAAACCAAGCATTTCCCAAGGATGAGTATGCGGGCGATCGGTGTCAAAGAAATGCTTATAAATATTTCTCCAATATCCAGAAACAGGTGCGTTAGAGATAGAATCAAACGACCCTGAATAGTTATATGTAAATGGATGCCCATCAGATACTTTAGTCTGATAATCTACCCCGAAATAACTTGCCCAACGTAAGAAATCAGGAGTAATAAATTTAGTAATTTCATTCGGTAAAAAATCAGTTTTTCTAAATGCACCCGGAATTATAGAATTAATATCTAATAACTCAGGATTATACTGTATCTTTAGATTATTGAAAATACGAGATTCATATTCCATGATAACTAAATCTCGATCATCAATGTTGTTATTTTTAAATGCATCAACCGAAGTAAATGCAATCATAATATTGCCGTCATGCCCTTGTATTACACACTGCGGAGTAATATATGTATCGTCGACATATATTTTAGGTGCAAACTTTGGGTATAGTCCTAGTTTAGTAGGAGTAGAAGGTACAAAACTACCTACTGTGCTACTATAATCTAAAATAGTAATTATATCGCCTTTAACTAACGGTTTGCTAATAGTAATCGTAGGAGTATATTGTTCAATTAGATAATCGTGCTTGTTAACTAATATAGAATCATTAACATAAACTAAAACTGCACGTTCAGATAATATGCTGTCATCAAATAATGATGCAAGACTATATCGAACATTTCGACTATCAGTTACTGTAAATTTTCTAGAAACATTACTGCTTCCGTGAGCAAGCATATCTGAATAGTTATAAGATGCTGTCGTGTCTTTAGTAGAATTTAAAGATACTAAAATATTATCTAATGTTTCTGCAGCGGTATATGTTCCTTTAAACTTAGGAATATTCCTAAGTAATACAGATTTAAACTGATTATAATCATTCGATACTTTTCTAATTGCATCAATAATATTATTTTCTTTAGTTCCTAAAAAATAATGTGCAAAGCTCATAGGGTTATCGTGACTAACTAAACGAGTACCAAACGTGCTTATATTTTTTAAATCTCTAAGATTATTGGTTCCTGGGAACACTCCAATAAATTTACTGTTGTTATCAGCAATAGTTTTAGCATGATCGCTTAATTCTGAGAAAGAGAAATCAGTAATAGATCCGTTTAACGGATTATTAGTTAAATTAGTAGGCGGCTCATAAAATCTGCTAGAATTAACTGAAACAGCACGAGTAGCGGCAGGAGACCATACTGTAATAAATGTTGAGTTGCCGGTAGCATCGTTTAATTTTAAAAATCCAGTTGATACATTAATAACTTCAACTGCACCATTCTTAAAGTTGTTAAATTTATCTGTCATATAATAATTGTTAAACAGATACTCTCCAACACTTGAAATATTTCGGTAGGTAAATGGAAATCCTAAAACAGGATCATTACTTCCTGTTCCAACTGCATAATTAAAAACCCTAGTTCCAAGGAACGAACTTTGATATATTGATTGATCAGAGAAACGGTTTCCTTGATTATCATATAATTCAAATAACGGAAGCTGATTTGTTAATGTCTTTTGTTGTCCAAATACCCACTTGTCGCCGTTGAACCACCAATTAGATCCTGCATACTGTGTTCCTCTGATTGCAAGAACAGCATTGTTTATAAATGGTGTGCTATCTAGTGTTTCTTCTAAATTAATAATTTGTTGATTGTTAATAATTACAAACTTTACTTCGTAAATTTTACCCCTAACAAGAGAATCAGTATCTGCATTAAAAATAACACGATGGCCTTGCTCAACTAATACACCATCAATATAAAATCCAGGAGTACCTTCTACAGTCGAAAAAGCATTAGCAGTGGAAGTATCGATTAAATCTACATATTGTTTAGCGATTGCACCAGAATTGTAAAGTTGCAGACCTGCTACAAACTCAACAATCGGACGGTGTGCTCTCATCTCATTAGGGTATACTAATGGAACATTATTTGCAGTTGCGGTGACTGCAATAACGTCTTTATGAACCCAACGATTATACCGTGCCCACGGGTTTGCATCAGGGCTTGCACGGTTGCTAGTAATATATTCAGGAGTCAATGGCAGGAATTGGAAATCATCAAACGGATATTGATCAAAAGGAGTAGCATCAAAATTAGGATCTATATTTGTTGTTCCAGTTCCAACGTTAGTTAAACTAGCAAAATCAACCAACACAATTGCACTGCCAACACCTTCTACAAAAAATTCCTTGTTTTCGTAATATGCAGGAGTTACCGAACCTGCAAATTTAATCTTCATTCCGTTGCTAAGTGTAATACCGTTATTAGCAGTAAATGTTTCTTTCCCTACAATCGATGCATCAACATCAATCACAGTATCTTCAGAAAGTGTCTTAATGGAAATCTGGCCGATGGCATTTGGATTTCCTTCGGCAAAATAAAATAAAGTGTTAGGAGTAAAATCATCAACAGTAAGAACTACCTGCCCATTTTTAGATCCATTACCAGATGCGCCTTCGTATAAATTAGATGCTCCGATAACATATGATGTCTTGATATAGAAAGAATATTTACTAGTTACATTAAAAATGTAAGTCATGCCTCTGTACAATGTTAATAGAGGAGTAGGAGTTAACCCGTCAGGCATGAAAATTAATGAGTTACCGTCAGCAGAATCAGTAACTGAATATGTACTAACTGTATGCTTTTGCAACCCGGTAATCTCAATAACATCAGGGCCGAGCGGCATCCAGTAATATTGATTATAATTAACAAACTTATCCCAATCAATTCTAGGATCATAAGAATGCGAACGTGGTCTAAACATTCTATCTAAATTGGAGGTATCTGCTCCTGAAAATCCTAATTCATTAATAAGATCATCATATCCTAATGCTATATTAATCGCCCCTTGTACATCCTTAATTACAAGACTAGGCTCTAGTTGATATGCATTACGTAAAGGAGTTCCGCCGTCAATATAATTATCAGTAGATGCATTATAGTTTACACTTTCTTTGCTTCCTACAAATCCGTTAACGCGCTCTAATTCAGGTTGTTGAATAAATTGATCTAACGTGCTAGCTAAAAATTTAGTGTTCTTATCTGTTCTAAGATAACCGGGCAATAAATCCGATGAGCGGCGGGTAACCGATGAATTATTAATGTCGACTGGTTTTGAAATGTCTCTACTTGCCATTATTATGTGCTCGCATTTGTATTTGTAATGATTGGTGATACTGCATTAATTTGTGATGATGTAACTGAATCGATAATTTCTATGTCGCTTGCTGTTGCACCGCTAACTAAAATTTCGTTAGACTGACATGCAATTTCAAATAAACTACCAAACGGAATATTCGAATTCTTAGGAACAATAATAAAATTTAAAATGTCCGGTGTCATTTGATTTAGCACGTAGGTTGATAGTTCTGTAAAATTAAACGACTGACCAAACTCCCAATTATCAACACTAAAAAAACTGTTAATAGATGCAAGAATTCTTGTAATCAGATCGTTATCACTAGTTATCCTCGTAGGATTTCGCACTGCTTTGAAAGTACCTTGTAAATTTAATGCCGACTTAGAGCCAAATAATGTTTTGTAATTTGCAGGGTGAAATACTAGTGTATCCGAAATCGACTTAATAGTATCTAGTGCACCTGCAAAATTATTTTCTAAGCTTTGACTTGTCGGAGCTAACGGTAATGTAGTTGATCCAGACTGTAAATATGATCTAAATGCATTATCGTAATCTGATGTTAACACATAGATATCAATAATATTTGATTTTCCCGGATCTATTCTACGTTCTTGCCCGCTGTTGTGTATGTAATGGAACTTCATAGATGCGCGGCCAGATTTAGCAAAATGAGTTGTATCTAAAACAAACATGCCGTTCGTATATTTCGTCACTGCATCGTCGTTGTAAAAATAAAATAACTGTCCTTCTGTTAGCGAGGTCGCAAGAGTTCGAGCAGAAGTTTCATTTGCATACGGAGTAATTAATGTTTGATCCGCCATTAATTGATATCTATTTCTATCACTTAAAATTTCAAAATAGATAAAATTTTGATAAGTGCCGTTGCTATCAGAATAATAAGGATTAACGATTTCAGTAAATGCATCAGGTGTATCAATTTGACCGTCATTATTTGCGCTATAAAATCCAATAACAACTTTCTTAGGTTCAATATATCCATCGGGTTCAATGACAGGGCTATCAATTTGCCAACGATAATCTACACCTAATCCTTGAGAAGCAGTATTAGGATTTGGCAACGGGTTAAACATTAACACATCAATTTGATCTTTAATAATTTTATTTGTAGTATAATCATAATTGTTATTAGAATAGTCTACAAAGAATGCAGTTTGTTTATCGCTTTCAAAAATATATTCTAACGATCGGTAAGATACTTTGTATGCAATACCAGTCCACTGGAATAAAATCATCCAACTTGAATCTTTTTGCGTATTGCTTATATCGCTTTGATATGTTAAATCAAAATTTGAAATAGCATCTAAATTAGATTCGGTAATAATAAACCACTGTCTTGAAACTCTATCAAAACTTAATGCAAAATTTCGTTGTGCAACACAGAGATTAACCATCTGAGTTTCAAACGCATAGCTAAACACACTAACAAATGCAGGAATAATTTCTACCGGAGTTGCTTTATTAGGAATTTTACCCGTTAAAACAATGGGGCCGGTTCCATCATTAAGCACTCCTTTTCCGGAATTTGCACCATCACCGATAACTTGTAAAACTTTTGACCAAATAGTTTTTGTGACGCCGCTTTCTACATATTGAAATTTAATTAAGGCGCCCGATGTAATATAAGCGGTATCACTACTACTAAAATATCCAGTCTGAACTGGTGATGTATCGGCATTTGAAAAATAACCAGTTGATTGATCAACTTTCTTAGTAACTAGCGACCAACTAATCTTTAAATTAGAAAATGCAGGACGAGGATAGTTAGTTCTTTCAAAGTAAAAATTCTTAAAGCCGTTAGCTGCAACTATTGGTTCAAGAGAATTTTTTATTGCAGCAAACACTTCATTACGCGAGGTGAACTTAAATTCAAAACTAGATAGTTTTGCATCTTTATAAAGTATTCCGTCATGTGCATAGATATCTGTACTAGAATATTTTCCGCTAACATCAGATAGTTCAAAATATTTAGAAATACCGCTTGAAACACGATTGGTACTAGTAACTTTTAAAACATTATTCCCAACACTGAGAGGACCGACATTGTAATCTTCCGCAGTGATCATTCTGTTTTGTAGATAATATGTTTGCGGTGCTTTTTGCTTAATACTTTCAATACTCTCCGGCGCACTACTATTAGTTACAGTATATTGTAAACTTAAAGTTAGTGTAAGATTATAGATATTGCCTGCTTTATTAGCATAAGGAATAGTAATATTCACCCCTGAAAGTTGGTCAGGAGTAATTGTATATGTTTGTCCGTTACTTTGACGGTAAAATAATCTAAAAGTGCCTTTTGGTAAATCGCCAAATCCGCCGTCCGTAAAGTTCAAATCAATCTGATCGTTTGCTCTAGAGCTAACTGCATAGACTGTTCTAATATTATTTGCAAGATTATTATAAATTATGTTGTTTCCAACTAATGCATCTACTTTAGTCCACAGTGTACTATAATTTCCAGAACCGTCTAATTGCCAAAGCCATACATCGCTATTATTAATTCCGTTAGCATTAACTCCAACAAGCTCATTTGCTACAGGATGCGTAATCGAAAACTGAGTTGATGCCATAGTTCCTTGACGGAAGTGCACAAAAAATCCAGAGTTAGAAGAACCTGCACCTTGATTATCGTTTTGAAATATATAACTAAACTCGCCGCCGGGCACTGGTGTATTTTCGTAAACATAGTCTTTACCGCTAAATGTGGCGCCGGCAATTTCAAATGTCATATTTGTGCCGTTAATTGACTTGCTTAAACTAAAAATAGGAAGATCAGTTCCTTGGTTGTTTACAAAGTATTGATCAGTTTTGATGTTATTAATAAGGCCAGAATCGTGCGGGCGACCAAAAACTGACGATCCGGGCATTGCTGTATTTAGAATACTAACAAACTGTTGATACCAATTAGTGTTTGTAGGATCGTTCCACCCAACTGTACGATTGGCTAAGTTTGTACCATTTGCATCTATTACACTTTCATTTGTTTTAATAGAAGTAATCTTTAACATTCCATTGGCAGGAATGTTTCTTTTAGGATTATAGCTAATAAGTTGTGCAAGGCGCAATACACTGTCTTTACGTTGAGCAGTTTCTAGGAAGTTTTCGCGAGCATTTAAGTCAATGCGGAAGCTTAAATTTTGGCCAAGGTACGCAATAAGGTCAATAAGAGCAATATATTCACTGCTATCTATGTAATCATTAAATTCTTCAGGATAGGTTTCACGCAGATACGTAATCATTGTGCGACGAAGCGTATCAAAGTCGTAGCTTTGAAAGTCTGCGTTGCGGAAACTTTGGTAAATCTTAGTCCACGTCTGTGAAACTAATAATTGGTTTTTTGTTGATGGTATCATATGCTATGCAGTGTCCTGGATAACATATTTATTGATAAAATTAAGTTGGTGTTTATTGTGCAGTGACTACGCCTGATTCTTTATCAAACAATAATTGCATCTTTTGTGAAAGATTTTGATTAACATAAAACAGTGTAGCATCAATTATCATACCGTATTCTGCTTCAGTAATATCGATGTTTGTCGGAATCACTCGTGGATCATAGTTTAATATTCGAGTAACATCTGCTGCAATTAGTTGTTTAATGTCGTCGGTGAACGGCTCGTAGATTAAACTCCAAATCACGGTTCCAAACGTCGGATTCATTACTCGCTCACCTTGCTTTGTCTGAAACATATTCATTATGTCTTGTTCAACTAGCTTAAAATCGTAAAGCTTGTTCGTTAGACTTGCATCGTTAACGGTGCTAAAGCCTTTATAGAACTGACTTTGTTTCACAGATTGTTGGTTACTAACATTAGCAGGTGAAATTACGATATTTTTATAGGCCATGATATATTTACTCCTTATGCTGTTACCGTGCCGCCGCCGGCCTGATAAGTGTTTAATGCAAATGTAAGGGACTTAGGATGCTGATTATACGGGCTATCCGGTAAACTAGCCCAAGTAGTTTTACATCTATCAATAGCCTGTTTAAAACGTCCTGCTTTAATATCGTCAAGTGCTTTCAATCTCTTCAACAAAAATATACAAGCTTTGTCCTGGCTTGCAGGGCTAAAATCAGGAAGTTTAGTAGCTTTCTGTACTTCGTCCCAAGTAGAACTCAAGAATTGATATGCGCCGGCGGCCGTTGATGTTAAACTCTTTCCTGCGACTCCTGCAGAAATTGCCTGTCTTGGGTGATCTGCAAAACTATCGAATGTTTTACCAGTAAACATTGTGTTGTATCCTTTAGAACCCGATGTACCTTCGCAAACTCGAATAGTCCAAAGAAACGCCGCAATATTATCATCTTCTGTAATACCAGTTTTAGCAGGTGGTGTTCCGGCCGTAGCAGGCAGGGCATTATATTTTATTGTAGTATCACTTCCTGCACTTTTTGTCACACTAGGAGTAAGTTCAGTGGCTCCTAAATCAGTACCTGCAACACTAAATTCGTTAGGATTAATGTTTTCGTGATGTGCCCACGGTTCGTGCGTAGGAACACGTTTCATAATAGAAACAAGATCTTCTGCTTTAAAGAACTGTCCATTCGACCAACCTTCGTCAGATTGTGTATTAGGTAGGCTATACGTAGGAAGATGAGATGCATGTTCTGCAAGAGCGGCCGCAGTAGCTGCCTCTGCTGCCTCTGCTGCGGTTGCAGAAGGACCATTCATATCAATCTTGCCAGCAGTTTCTAAGTGATGACTAGAAGTAATATTTGACGACCCACCTGCACTAACTTTCCAATCTGCTCCCGAATTCTCGCTAATAGACCCACCTGCACTAACTTTCCAATCTGATGCGGCTGTTTGATTTATAGTTGCACCCGATTGCACGAACAAGCTACCATCTGATTTTAAATGCAATACACCAGGGGTACTTTGAAAAATGTTTGCTGCTTCAACATGTGTGTCACCGTCTGATGTAAGATACGAATTAGATCCAACTCTAAGATGGTGATTCATATCAATAGATACTACTCCATTTCTAGTAACATTGAGAATGTAGTCTCCGGTAACATCAGTATGTGATGTTCCTTTAACCGAAACATTCAAATTTCTACCTGCTTCAATATTAACATCCCTGTCTGCCCTAAAATTAAAGTCATTTTCGCTGTGTATGCTAACACTATCTTGTGCAAAGATATCGATTTTTCCTGAAGAAGTTAATTCTATCCAAGCAGTACCTTTACTGTTTCCTATATAAATCAAATCACTAGAATTGTGCATTAAAATTTGATGCCCGGTCCTAGTTCTAATGCGAATTAATTCATTTTGTCCTTCTTTATCACCATCATCCATAACAAAAGACGAGCCGCCTAATCGTCCAACATAGGTGTTAACTTTATCGCTAAACCCAATATCTCCTCGTGTTCCGGTTTCACTTTTGTCAACTGGGCCCGGTGTTGAAATTCCGAAAACTGCCGAAGGAACTTCGCGACGTGCACTGCTAGAAGTTACTCCGCGAATAGTATCAATTAACAACCCTTGTTCGAGCAGACGATCAGCAAAAGGATGAACTGGTTTAGTTTTATTATCAATCTCGTCACCCTCTCTTCCAATTTTCTTAAGATATTCACCGACAGGGAGTAAATTAGTACCGTATTTTTTCTTTTGATCTGCAGACATTGAAACATACTGGCTAGCAGCAATGCCCGGCACCATATGATTTTGAAACATGTCGCCAACACAGCCAATCCAAAATCCTTGATTAATATCACCGTCAAGGAAAATAACAAGAACTGTAGTACCGATATCAGGTGGTACCATCCACATTCCGTATGAACGTTGAACATCGTTAATATTTGAAGGATCACTACCTTCGAAGTCTTGAGAAGTTGCCCCCATAAATGGGCTGCAATATCTAACAGGAATTGCAACAGAGTTGTAGTCAGGATCACCAGTGGTAGGTTTAAGAAGAACAACTTCAATTGTTCCCATATAAGTGCCATCGAGGTGATTAACCACCCTTCCTAAGAACGGGCCAGGGCGGGTGAGAATTTCGAGACTAGAGCGGGTGTTTATTGCCATTACAGATCCTTATATAAATTTAGCTACTGTGCCGGCGGCAGAAGGTAAATTAGAAGTAAGGTTAGCTACTCCACTAACTGCATTATTAGCAAGACCGGTTAAATTATCTCCAAATTTCGGAACAGATATACTAGGTATTGCAGATTTTAATGTATCCGCAGATGCTTTAATGCTAAGTGCAAGGCTAGGATCAAGTGGCGGAAGCGGCGGAAGCGAAAATGGTTGTGCTGGCGGAATCTTCTTAAGAAGATCTGATAAAGTTTCTCCGCTGCCAGGCGTTGGTTTTAAAATAGATAGATCTAACCCTTGTTTTGCAGTCGCTTCAATTGCTGCAAAATCAATAGATTTAAATTGTGCAATTGCCGGGGTCACTGCGCTTGTAGCTTTAGCAGCAAGAGAACTAGCAGCAGAAGTTAGTGACGGTAGTTGCTTTGCGGCTCCTGCAATTACATTAGTTGCACCTGAAACTAAATTTGTGGCGCCGGAACTTAGGGCGGCGCTGGCTGATGCAAGAGGAGTGGCAGATAATGTCGGTATGCCAGTAGGTAATGTTGGTATGCCAGTAGGTAATGTTGGTATAGCAACTGAGGAAGGGGTAGTAAATGCATCTGCGGCAGAATTAACCGAAGGTCCTAAGCTAGCAAGGCCGGCAGCATTTGTTTTTGGTCCCGTATCAACAACTGTTGCTCCTGCAGAATTTTTAACCGTAGCAGCATCGGGCTCCGCAACACTCTTATTGTCGTTTGCAATAACAGCAGTCGACCCATCTAATACCTGTCCAGGAAGGCGAAGCACATCTAATGATTGGGTAAACAACCCGTCTTTAAATAAACTATTAACCATAGTAACTTGATAAATTCCGCTAAATGGAGTTTGCTTAGAGAACTCTAAAAATCCAGTAGTGTTTATATCAACTGGATTTCTAAAATCAATGTTGATATAAAGTGCAGTTTGTGTAACTTCTGCTTCTCCGTTAGCAGTAAGGTACGCTTCTTTAACTTTTAAATTTCTAGATAATGTGCCGCCAGTAGTTAGATAATAAGGATCTCCAAATATATCTAACTTTCCCGTAATTAACTCAGCACCACCTAAAATTGCCTTATGCATATTCGATGCTAATCGTTGATAAGGTGTATTTTGTATTTGACCGGCTACTGTTTCAGGGCGTTGGCTTTGTGATGCATCAGTACTTCGTGGAGCAACTGGTGACATAGACTTGAATGCCGCAGGATCTTGACCAAATGCTGAATTAGGATGCTTATTCTCAACATCGCCGTTAGGTTTAGCAGAATGAGTTGTTGGGTTTTCTGCAGGCCTATTACCTGCGTTTGCTGGAGTTCCTGAGAAATATAAATTATCAAATTTTAAATTAAATTTAACTATATCAAGATTTTTACCTGTATAGATATAGTTGTAGGACCTCTGTAAGGTATCTTTTATTGCAGAAGGGTTAAATGTACCTTGTTCATTCCCCGGAATTCTAGTGTAGTGCATCTTATAAGGTTCAAGTATAAATCGATAATTAAACAAATATCTGTTTTGAACTTTATCAAAATCGCCGTAACTTGTTTCCAATCGAACAGTAAAATATGTAAACATTCCATAAGCATCTACCAAATCACTGCCTGCTAATGTTCCTGCCATTATATGCTGAGATACCCACTCACTATCTCGAATGACTGCCATAATACAATCATGTATTTTCGAGCCGGCGGAAAATACCACAGTTCCGTTAGTTAACGAAATTTTGTCCGAAGTTGGTTTAGAAGACGAATCTTTTGTGCCAGTTGCAACATACCCTTTAGCAAACTGTTTAGGATCTCCCATTTGAAATACGTTTTTTGATTCAAGTACCTTATTCATTGGCGAAGATAATACGCGATGCTGAAATAAGTTTTTAGGAGTTTTGATCGGGCCGTCATCTTTTGAACAAATTAATGCTTGGGTAGTGTCTTGTGCGGTGCCGCCGGGTGCAACAATATCAGGAACTGATAATTCATAAGTATCGTATTTTACCCCAGCCTCAGAATCAGTTAAGCTTTTGCTCTTTACAGCATTAGCACGAAGCGATTCGTTTATACCGTTAAAGAAATTTGATAATATTTCTTTAACCGAATCTCCAGCAACTTTAATGTCAAATAACAGATTATTAGGATTACCGAATCCTGTGTGAGTCATTGGGACTGCATCAACTCGATATTTTGTTCCGTTTTCATTTATGTCAGCTTCAATCCCGGTAATAGTAATAATATAATATCTGCTAGAAAATGGAACTTCTTGAGGAACAGAACTCTCAACGGGTTGATCATCTGGATAACCTTGAAATGTAAACTCTAATGCAAAAGTAGCCTTAATATAGTCAGTATAACCCGATGCTTGAGCAGCAACTTGGAGTGCTTCGATAAATCCGTTGATACTGTAAGGCTCGTATACTGAAAATTTTACGTTGCATGCTTGAGACGATCCAGTTGATGGTGTTCCGGCAGTGATTACACTTTGAATTTCTACATCATCAATATACATGTCAAAATGGCCGGGGCTCAATTTATTATATTCGTCAACAAGACTAGAAACATCTCCAGGTAAGCTAGCTGCATCTCCACTTACCTGCATTCCTTGAGTACCTTTACCGGACGACGTTAACACATTGTATTTTTTAATAGCTTTGCGAACTGAGTCCTCAGTTGTTAGTTCGGTAGGAGGTACTGCACCAAACGAAAAATTATAAACCCAAGATCTATAAGAATGTAAAATATTTCGCTTTAGCGCAGATGTATAATTTTTACCTGTAAACAAAGGATCAGCCATTATCCTAATGCTCCTTTTATAGTTGCAAGCTTAGGTAAAAAAATTGTTTGTCCCGGAATCATATCAAATACAGGATCTCGAATAACATCTTTGTTCCTTACAGCAAACACCCACCATAATTGAGGATCATTATATAAATCGTTTGCTAACAGGTCAGGGCGATGTGTATAAAAACTTGTAATAGTAAATTGAACATCATCTGCAACTGAAGGAATATCTTTAAAATTTAATATATCTAAATATCCGTTTACTACTGGTGTCGAGAAGTACGGACTTGTTCTACTATAGTCACTCATTATAGATACCCTTTCCCTTTACTATCGCCTGATAACCAGTTATCGACTCTATAATTCCCCATTTCTTGTCTGCTATACATTACATTAAAAGTTAATGACAATGTGCTAAGTGACGGGACCATACTATGGCCATAAAGCGTTGGACTACCCGGGCGGCCAACTGTAATATAATCTACACTATCGGGTAACTCATGACGCCATCCAGTAAGTGCAACAGGAACATTACTTAACATAAAATCTCCGTATGCATCAAGTCTACAAATAGGAGGCGGAGATCCAGCATTAGGTTCATCGCCCCATCTCATTTTTGTTAAACTCCTAAGCAGGTGTATTACTCCTAGCAAAACTGCACCATCGAATTCGTTTTGAACAGTAAATTTAGCGTTAACTGTGATAGGACCAACACTTGCATTTTTAAAAAAGTAAAATGCAAAATTAGAATGAAGTGGCGACGATGTGCCGTAATCTGCCCTGTTATCTATACTAATCGTAGGAGTATACGGAAAAAGAATGCCTCCGTTTTTTTGTAAAATATTGTTTGGGCCAGCTGAAGGAGTATTAGATAGCAAATACATATCTGGCACTCTAAGTTTCGCACGGAGATCAACAGCGGATCCTGTAAATTTTGCAGATGTCGGTGTCTGTGTCCCACTAAATGCAGACGTTACTCTACCAACTATTGTATCTAATAATCCCATATCGTTCTCCTATACCTTATTTAACCTGATAAATAAAGTGCTACTATTATAGCTTTCGGTTGCAGTTGTATAACCAAAGATGTTATAATATATAAAAGGAGGGTGCCTAGATGCCCAATAGTGTTATAATACAACCTTCAGGTAGAAAACAAAAATACCTGAACAATAAAGATTTGTTAGCAGAGATTCATAGAAGCAAAGTAAGTTTTAGTAGTTATACTAGCCCAGATTATGCACAGCACGATCTTATTGTATCAAATAAAGATAAGATAAATGATGTTACATTAGTAGATGCCCAACGAATCCGTGCTAAAAGAATAGGGTTAGCAATTTTTAATGCCGCAAGAGTTGCAGGTGATAAAAAAGTGAGACTAATCGAAGTCACTCCAGATTTTAACACTATATTAAAGTTAGATTTAGTTATTAGGGTTATGACATTTGATCATATTCCGCTTGCACCCGGGCGAAAGAAAACAACCAAAACCACAGCAGATGCACATGAAAAAGTAAACTTTCCTCCATATCAGCATTGGAAATTTAACGAAAAAGACGAACTAATTTGTGTAGGTAAGAGTCATTGGAAAGGGGATGTACATACTGGAAAATTTTGTAAAGACCACGGTCGAATTACAGAAAACCTCGGAAAGATGTATATTAAATTAAGTGAACGATATGCACAACGGTCTAACTGGCGTGGGTATACCTATATCGAAGAGATGCGAGGACAAGCAATCTTACAATTAAGCCAAATTGGTTTACAATTCGACGAATCAAAATCAGAAAACCCGTTTGCCTATTACACCGCAGCCGTAACTAATTCTTTTACTCGTATTTTAAATCTCGAAAAGAAGATGCAAAATATTCGCGACGACTTACTTGAAGAAAATGGGTTAACTCCGAGTTTAACAAGACAGAGTAGCCAAATATTTGCAGAAGAAATTGCACGGCAAGCAGAGTTATACAAAAAAATGCGGATGCCTAAGTCGGAAGAAGATCCTATTGAAGATGGCGAAGAAGTCTCTTGATTTAACTCCTAACTGTCGTGTATACTATAGTTAGGAGAACTATTAAATGGAATTATTCAAGCGGGTTGCGTGTTTTACAGATATTCACTTTGGGTTGAAATCAAATTCGTCAACACACAACAAAGATTGTGAAGATTTTGTAGATTGGTTTATCCAGGAAGCAAAGGCCAGTGGTTGTGAAACTTGCATCTTCCTAGGAGACTGGCATCATAATCGAAATTCAATCAACTTAATTACACTAGACACAAGTATGCGGTGTCTAGAAAAACTAGGCGCAGCATTCGAACAGTTCTTTTGGTTTCCAGGAAATCACGATCTGTTCTATAAAGACAAGCGCGATATTCACAGTTCATCATTTGGCAGGCATATTCCAGGTGTAACTGTTGTTGAAAAAGTTACAACTATCGGGAATGTAACGTTAGTTCCGTGGTTAGTCGGCGAAGAATGGAAAGGGATTTCTAAAGTAAAGAGCAAATATATGTTCGGCCACTTTGAACTACCACTATTTCATATGAATGCAATGGTACAGATGCCCGATAACGGTGAACTTCAAGCAAATCATTTCAAACATCAAGACTATGTTTTCAGCGGACACTTCCATAAGCGACAACAGCGTGATAAAATTGTGTATATCGGAAACGCATTCCCACATAACTTTGCAGATACATGGGACGATTCCCGAGGCATGATGATAATGGATTGGGACGGAAAGCCCGAATACAAAGCATGGCCAGATGCTCCAAAGTTTAGAACTCTAAATTTAAGCAAGCTAATTGATGAAACTGATAGCATTATGAAATCAAAAATGTATTTGAAAGTGCATTTGGATGTAGATATTTCGTATGAGGAAGCAAACTTTATCAAAGAAACATTTGTCGACACATACGATATTCGCGAAATTAGTTTAATACAAGAAAAAGCAAGTTTAGAAACTTCCGCAGACGAAGCAGTAGATGCAGAATTTGAAAGTGTTGATCAGATTGTAACTGAACAGCTAGTTAATCTCGATTCGGATACGTTTGATAAAGCATTGCTCCTAGACATTTACAACAATCTATAACATGGCATTTCACATTAAAAATATCACCGTTAAGAATTTCTTATCGATCGGAAATCAAACACAAGCAGTAGATTTTGACAAAGAGCACTTAACATTAGTGCTAGGCGAAAATCTCGACTTAGGCGGTGACGATAGCGGTAGTCGAAATGGTACTGGTAAGACTACGATGATTAATGCATTAAGCTACGGTCTATATGGTCAGGCTCTTACTAACATTAAAAAAGAAAACTTAATAAACAAAACGAACGGTAAGGCTATGGTAGTTACTGTTGAGTTTTCTGTCAACGGAATTAACTATCGTATTCAGCGTGGTCGTAAGCCTAATATTCTTAAAATCTTTATAAACGAAGAAGAACAGAAAGCAGAAGACGATGATGCACAGGGCGACAGCCGAGAAACACAAAAGTATATCGAATCATTACTCGGAATGAGTCATATGATGTTTAAGCATTTAGTTGCACTAAACACATACACGGAGCCGTTTCTTTCATTGAAAGCAGCAGATCAACGCGAAATTATCGAGCAGTTGCTTGGAATTACTGCACTAAGTCTAAAAGCCGAAGCACTAAAGACAGCAATGAAGGATATCAAAGATCAGATACAAGCCGAAACTTATAAAATCGACGGTATCAAGATAGCAAATGAAAATGTGCAAAAGGCAATAAACAGTTTATCTATTAAAAGTTCTGCCTGGGAACACAAGAAAGACCAAGATTTAGAAAAACTCGGAAAAGCTATTATGCAACTAGAGTCTGTTGATATTAACGCCGAGCTCGAAAGTCATATTGCATTAAAAGAGTGGAATGCAAATAATGCGTCGATACGAGATCTTAATAAACAAAAAGCAACATTAGAGTCAGCAGTCGGACAGGCCGAAAAATCTATTGCGAGATATGGCAGAGAAATTGCAACACTTGCAGATCATAAGTGTCCTTCTTGCGAACAAGATTTACACGACCACAAGCATACTGACATGCTTGCAAAGGCGAAGAAAGATTTTGATGAGAGCACAGTGTATGGTCTTAAAATTAAAAACGATCTCGATTTAATTTTAACCGGCCTTGCCGAAATTAGTGAGATACCAAAACCATCTGCATCATTTTACGAAACAGAAGCAGAAGCGTTAGGCCATAAAAATAATCTTGCGGGGCTTGAAAAAAGTTTAGAAGACAAGTATAATGAATATAACCCCTACGACGAACAGATCGAAGATCTGAAAAAAGAAGCACTTCAAGTAATTGTTTGGGACGAAGTTAACGCATTAGCTAAATTGAAAGATCATCAAGAATTATTACACAAGTTGCTTACTAACAAAGACAGTTTCATTCGTAAGAAGATTATTGATCAAAACTTGAGCTACCTGAATAAACGGTTAAGTTACTATATTGACAAAATGGGATTACCTCATAAAGTTGTGTTTTTGAATGATCTTAATGTAGAAATTACACAGCTTGGACAAGAACTAGACTTTGATAATTTGTCACGTGGTGAACGAAATCGACTTATTTTATCATTAAGTTTTGCATTCCGAGATGTATGGGAAAACTTGTATCAACATATTAACTTATTATTTGTCGACGAACTTATCGATGCAGGGATGGATGCAGCAGGAGTCGAAGCAGGGTTAGGAGTTCTTAAGAAAATGGCGCGTGACCGAAATAAAAATATTTTCTTAATCTCGCACAAAGACGAACTTATCGGCCGGGTTAATAATGTGTTAAGGGTAGTTAAGGAAAACGGATACACAAGTTATGATACAAACCCAGAATATGTCGAGGCACCATGAGCGAACTGATAAACAAGTATACAGAAGCACATTCTAGGTTTATTGATGCGTTAACAAAGTATTATCCAATGCATGAAGATTTCTTAGAAAAGCAAAGTGCAGTTAGAACCGCAGCACTTCGCGGAGTAATTAGAGAGATGCGATTAGCATTACGCGAAATGGCAGATGTTGCGCAAGAAAGGCGACATGAAAGACAGAAAGAGTGGTTAGCTGCACATCCAGATGCAGCAGAGTATAGAAAAATAAAATTTAACAAGGATTATAATGAACACAACAACAAACCAGATTAACGAAGCATTAGCAGCATTTATCGCTGAAGATACAAAATTCACAGCAGGTAACAGTGCAGCAGGTACACGCGCACGTAAGGCACTTGCAGAATTAAGCAAACTAGTTAAGACTCGCCGTAATGAAATTACTGCTGAAAAAAACGCACGTAAAGAAGCTAAGGCTGCTTAATCTGTGTCTTGGACCTATCAAGGACATTTGGTAGAAGAACTGCCGGACGAATGTGTGGGATTTGTATATATTATCACATGTGTTCCGTCCGGCAGAAAATATATTGGAAAAAAATTAAGTAAATTTAGTAAAACGACCTACAAGACGGTAACGTTAAAGAACGGCACAAAAAAGAAAAAGAAAATCAGAAGCAAAATAGACTCAGATTGGAAAGAGTATTGGGGTTCAAGCCCAAATCTTACAAAAGACATAGAAGCATTAGGCATTCAAAACTTCACCCGTGAAATACTTCACTATTGTAACTCAAAATCAGAAACATCGTACATTGAGGCCCGCGAACAATTCGACCGCAAAGTATTAGAATCAAACGACTATTATAACGGACATATACAAGTCCGTGTACATGGCTCACACATAATCAAAAAATCCTAGGCACCACCAGTAACACCGTACCACCAGTAATACAAGCAGAATTAAAGCTACCACCGGCATATATCGGGTGGCGTACACATGTAACCAGCGCCTCGGGCGACTGGATTCCGAAGACTTCTCGCTGCAAGAAGCACTCAATCACTATCCTTCACAGGACGAAGATCGTAAAATGCTTGCGGTTTGATTGTTTGAAAATAAATTTTAAAAGCCCAAGGAGGGAACAGTGGTTCCCGGATTTACGAATATGATTAGCGTATATTTGTAAATTGCCGTCGTATAAAGACTGAACGAGTAAGTACCGGATGACCGCTTACGTTGTGTAGTAGCACAGTAGTTCTAACGCTAGTGACTGTAAAGCACTCAGATAATGCCCAGTTTTCCTTTGCCCGGCAGGGCAAAGTGTGACCATTGCATCTAGATAATACTTAATTCACTGCTTCGCAGAAAACAATTTAATGTGTTTCTTAAAAATTGCTTCGAAGCGTTAGCTGAAGAAGCTAATGAGCGTAAGCTCATTATAATACTTACTCACAAATGACATAAATAGAATTATCCTTAAAGGAATAGAATAAAATGAAGATTAATCAGATTTTAGAAGATCGTACTCAGATAGATGAACTTACTGCAAGCGATGCAGTAAGAGGAGTAGGATCTGCTTTAGGAAAAACTGCAAATGCAGTAGGTGGAGTTGCAGGCGCTGCTAAAGGTGTATGGAACGCTGCTAAATCTGGTTTTCAAAGTGGACAGAATTTTGTTGGTGGGCAACAGGCATTATCACCGGCTGTAGCTAAACCAGTTGCAGGAACTCCACAAGCAACACAACAAACAGCACCACAACCTGCTGCTCCGGCCGCACAATCTGCTCCAGCAGCACCGCAAACAAATAACGCTATTCCGAAACTTACAGGTCAGATGCAATCGTTACAGACTAAGATTGCTGCACTAACTGCTCAAGTATCTGCAATTTCTAAGAGTCAACAATCTGCTGCGCAGCAAGCAGTACCAAAACCTGCTCCAGCAGGAGTTGCTGCATCGCCTAAATCATTTACTACTCCTGGAGCAGTTACTCCAAATATGCAAGGTCAACTTCCAACAGCAGTACCTGCCGCAGCGCCTGCAAATAAATTAGCAAATGCAAAAGTAGTTCCCGGCGGAAAGAAAACTGCTGCATTACTACAGCCAAAAGTTGCAGCAGAAAGCTACAAAGTAGAAAGCAAGTTTCTTGGTATGATGATTTAAAAGAAAGGTAATCCGCTTTCTTTTGTAGTTGCAAGGTTCTCTTCAACTATTTGATATATAATTTCTCGACTTTCGTGGTCAAGCTGAAATGCTTCTTCGAAAGTTAAACTTCCTCGCATATACCAGCAAAGTTTAAACAAATTCTTTTTAAATGATTTAGACTCGTCTTCGAGGCTCTTAACGAGCTTTTCTATCTCTTGATTAGATAGTGTTAAGAGCCTTGTCCGAAAAAATCAGCGTTGTCAATTTTAATTGGTAACTCGTAAGTTTCAGGAGCCCCTGCTTCAATTAGCTCGGGAGTTGACTTCATTTTTAACGGTTGTAATCCAGTAACTAATTTCAGTTTGTTTAAATGATTTTGAAGTTTCTGGAAAACTTCTTTATCGGCATTCTGCAAAAATTCCTTAATGAACACAGGATCTTTAACAATTGCATCAGGTGTTTGAATACTTGAAATAGTGTCTGCCATTAAATCGATAGTAATGTCAGTCATTTTGTTAAAGCTTTGATTGAAAATTTCTAATTTTCTTTCATCAGTTAACGTTTCGTCGTTCACAGCTTGCATTAATCTTTGGGTTTCAAACGTTTTTAACCCGGTAGCAGTCATATGCTTATAAGTTAGAGGTCGAATAAAACACGTTAGATCGTCGCTAATATCTACAGCTTCTTCCCATTTGCTTATTGACAATTGATCAACAAGTGTTCGAAGATCGATCTCGTGCTCTACTTCTTCTTCAGTATTTGGTACTTTGTGAGTAATTTCCATCTTTTCACCGTACGTTGCAATTCTAATAGCAATTAAGATTAAGTCGAGATCAATATTAGGAGTACGCCATGCATCCTTGATAGCGGGAATACAACTTTGAATAACATCAACTACTGCTTGACCGTTAAGTAATGCATCGGGAGTTTTAAACGCAAGTTCGTCTTTTGCAGTCATTGAAAATACAGGAAGTTCGCCTGTTTCCGGAACTTGTATACTTCCGGGTGCCCAATACATTCCTTGGCTGGGCAATGTAATGTAAATTTTGGGTTGGCGCATGAAACTTGTTAACGGATTAACTTTTTTCATGGGCTGTAACGGCGAATTTGACATAGTTTTTATCTCCAATAAATAACAATATAGAATACTCTTACTTTATTTATGTAGGTATATAACCGTGAAAAAATTATGAGCGCTGCATCCGAAGCACTACTAGCAGAATTAATTGATATAAATCGAGCACAAGCTGACTCGCTTAGAAGTCTTGCGGCAAGGTCCACCGGCAACGCCGCGGGTGGAGGCGGTGGAGGCGGAGGCGTCGCCGGTACTGCGGCTAGTGTACTAGGTGGAGTATTTAAAACTGTAGGTTCGGTGATATCCGGAACTTTTTCTGCTGCACTAAATCTTGCGGGCGCAGGATTATCAACCCTTGTATCGACTGGAAAAACTCTAGCAGCTCAACAAATGGCGCTGTCGCAAGGTGCAATCGAAGGAACAAATAGTTTACATTCATTAACTGAAGGTCTTAGTGGCCTACCATTTGGGTTGGGGTTAGTTGCAAATGCAATGACTTATAACACAAAGAAGTTAGAATCAAATCTTAGAGTTTATGATCAAATTAGTGATGTTGGTGCACGTCTCGGTGGAAATTTAACTGAAGTTCGTACCTCTGCAATGAACATGGGGTTAGGAATGGATGAGTTTGCAACTGTGATGAAGCAAAATGGTCCACAGCTACGATTTATGGGAGCAACTGCTGATGAAGGTGCAAAGAATTTAATTAAGTTTAATAGCACATTAATTAAAGGTGAGGTAGGTAAGGGCTTGCTCGGTATGGGATACAGTCTAACTGAAGCAAATAATTTGCTAGGTCAGTATTCTGCATCTGTTGGTGGGTTGAATGCAAATCAGATGCAAGATCAAACTAAAATGACTAAGACGGTTCAATTGTTTGCAGAAGAACTTGATGCATCGGCTCAGTTGGAAGGTAAAAGTAGACAGCAAAAAGCAGAAGAAATGAAAGAAGCCGCAGCAAATGCCGCAGTGAATGCAAAGCTTGCTTCGATGACTGAAGATGAGAAAGCAAAATATCAACAGGCGTACAACTCTGCATTGCGAATCGGCGGTAAAGGTGCAGCAGAAGCATTACAGAGTCAGATGTTAGGATTACCTCCTATGACTAAAGCTGCACAGCAATTTACAGCAGCAAATGCCGAAGCTGCTGCAACTGTTAGAGAACAGGCAGCAGTTATTGAAGACGGATCATCTGCACAAGAAGCAAGAACAAAATTAGACAAGCTTGATGCAAAAGGAAGAAAAGAAAGTGCAGATTTTTATGAGAAGAATAAAACTGTAATGAATGCACAAATTATGGCTGGAGGAACACTTGCAGAAACAGCAACCGCCGGCGCAAAGAGCTACGGAGAATTAAAACGACAAGGCCTTGATACTGAAGAAAAGATTATTGCACAAAAAGATAAAATTAGAAAAGAGCAAGATAAGGCAAAAGATTCTGCAGCCGGCGATGCTGCCCAAGCACAAGCAAGAGCAAAGTTTGCTGGAAATTTAATGGATATGTTAGCAACGGCGCTAACCCCACTATTTCCTGTAATTACATTCTTAACAGATTCATTTGCAAAGTTTGCTCCTGTAATTGCAAAGTTTGCAACAAATGTTATAGATAAAGTAGTTGTTCCTGTGTTTAAAGAATTGTTCGGCGGACTAAAACTTAACGACTTTATAAAACCTTTTAAGGATTTTTGGAAGGGATTATTTGGTGGAAACGGCGGGTTAGATCTTGAAGGTGTTAAAAACGGAATCGTTAGTTTCTTCAAACCAATTGTATCTTTTGTAGGTGATGTGATGAAGATGATCGATTGGGAAGCAGTTGGCGGCGCCTTTAGAAAAGGATTCATGTTAGTGAGTACTTTTGTTAAAAAGATAAGCGATGCAATTGATTGGAAAGCAGTTGGTACATTTATAAAAGATGCATTTACTGCAATTTATGATTTTGGCAAATCGTTATATGATGCATTTTTCTCAGGATCGAAGTTAGCTGATCTAACAAATATATTTGATGGATTTTTAAATTTAGTAAAAGAAGAATGTAAAGGAATAAAATCTGCGTTTGATTCAGTGGACTTTAAAGGTATCGGTACAGGGTTAGGCAAAGCATTTAAGGGTGTATTTGATGCAGTAAAAGAATTTTTATCGCCAATTTTAGAAACTGGAAGCGGAGTGATGAGGAAAATATTCAGCGATCTTGGTCCGGTATTTTCTGACTTATCTGATATTACAAAATTACTGTTGGGCCATTTTAACACACTTGTAAAATTTATAAGAGAAAATATTCTTCCTATTTTACAACCAGTTATTACAGGAGTAATAGAAGCATTGTATCCGTTATGGGACGGAATTAAAGCATTGATTAAAGCAGTTAAATTTATACTACAAGGTGATTTTTCCAAAGCAGGAGAAATGATAAAAGAAGCGTTTACAGATATGCTTGCTGCAATTGGAAGATTTTTTATCGGTATAAAAGACGGAATAGTGAAGTTGGCTGATATGGGATGGTCCGGAATTGTAAAATTCTTCACAGGAAAATCAGCAGAGCCTGAACCTACGGCAGCAGCCCCGGGTGCATCTGGACCGAAGCGTGGAGCACCGATGGCACACGTTGTACCACCTACTGCAACTGAAGCTACAAATTTACCACCACCTGCTCCTTCCCCAGAAAAAGAAAAAGCAGACCGGGCAAAGGCCTCAGAAGAGAAAGCAAAACAAGAAAAATCAGCGTATGATAACGCTCCTAACCCTGCTGCTACCGCTGTTCCTATTAAATCTAAAGACCCTGTAGAAATTTTAACTAACGAGCTACAACTGTTAAATAAACAGTTCGCATTGCTTCTACAAGCAACTCGAGATACTTCTGACAACACAAGACGCACTAAGGACTTGATGGCAGCAGGTGGTAATAGACTAAAAGGATAATGATTAATGGCATGGAAAAAGTATTTTACCCCGGTTAACACTGACGGTTCGAAAAGCACAGTTGGTAGTTCCAGTAGTCGTGCAAATCCAAGTCGTACAAACTATTCGAGCTATTTGCCTGATGTTTACTCAGGACACCCGAACAGATTAGAACGATACGGTCAGTACGACACAATGGATACTGATAGTGAAGTTAACGCTGCTCTTGATATTTTAGCAGAATTTTGTTCTCAGACAAACGAAGAAAATGGCACGCCGTTTGCTTTAAAGTTTCGCGAACAAGCTACATCAACTGAAGTTAAAGTACTTAAAAAGTATCTTCAACAGTGGACTAAGCTAAACAAATTCCACAATAGAATCTTTAAAATTGTCCGTAACTGTTTCAAATACGGTGACAGTTTCTTCATTCGCGACCCGGAAACAGACACTTGGATGTATATTGATCCAAACAAAATTGACCGTGTTATTGTAAACGAAAGCGAAGGAAAAAAGCCCGAACAATATGTTATCCGTGACTTAAATGTTAACTTACAGAGCTTAACAGTTACAGCAATTAATCCTAGTAATACTACTGGTACCCCAGGATCTAGCTCGTTTGCATCCGGCGGTGGCGGAAACAGTGGAAAAGCGGCCGGATCAGTTAGTTCAAATACGGGTGGCCGATTCCAACTGAATCAAAATCAGTTTGCAATCGATGCAAAGCACGTTATTCACCTTTCTATGTCAGAGGGGTTAGATAACAACTTTCCGTTCGGAAACAGTCTATTAGAGAGCATTTTTAAGGTCTATAAGCAGAAAGAACTGCTGGAAGACGCCATTATTATATACCGTGTACAAAGAGCGCCGGAACGTCGTGTTTTCTATATTGATGTAGGAAACATGCCAAGTCACTTAGCAATGGGCTTTGTAGAGCGAGTAAAGAACGAAGTTAACCAACGCCGTATCCCAAGTATGACCGGGGGCGGGTCAAGTGTTATAGATGCAAGTTATAATCCATTAAGTATAAACGAAGATTACTTTTTCCCGCAAACCGCCGAAGGTAGAGGAAGTAAGGTTGAATTACTACCGGGCGGAACAAACCTCGGAGAAATTGATGATTTACGTTACTTTACTAATAAGTTGTTTAGGGCTTTGCGCATTCCTAGTAGTTATCTACCAACTGGTCCGGACGATGGAGGCTCATCTTTTAATGATGGACGAGTCGGGACCGCATATATTCAAGAACTCAGGTTTAACAAATACTGTGAACGACTACAAAGTTTAATTAACGATCATTTTAATAACGAATTCAAATTATACTTGCATAATAAGGGACTAAACATAGATCCAGGTATTTTTGATCTAAAGTTTAACCCACCACAAAACTTTGCATCATACCGCCAAGCAGAAATGGATGGTGTGCGAGTTGGAGTTTTTGGACAGATGATCGCAGTTCCATATCTAAGTAAACGGTTTGCAATGAAACGTTTCTTAGGACTAACTGACGAAGAGATTGTAGAAAACGAAACAAAATGGAAGGAAGAGAATCTTGAAGATCCTAATAATGCTGCAAGTGCTGCCGCAGAATTACGGAGTGCAGGAGTAACAGCATCGGGCGCGGCTGCTGATATGGGTGCAATTGATTCAGCAGGAGTTCCACCGGAAGGAATGGAAGATGAAAATGGAATGCCGATGGAAGAGCCCCAAGCTGCACCTGGCATGCCAGGGTCAACTGGCTCAGGCGCAGCCCAACCATCGTAAGCTAAATACCCTTATGCTACTAAGAGAATTTGTTTACTTTACAGACGAAGACGAAGATCAACAAGAAGATAAACGTTATGATCCTGACCATGACGATTCTATCCTAAGTGTTAACGATACTCGTAAAACAAGATTAACATTAAAAATGCTTAATCAATTGCGTCAGGCTGGCGAGGCCCGTGAACAAGAAGCAATGGAAGATGCTGCTTTAATTAGAGTAATGTATGCCAATCCCCCACCAGAAGACGGTGCCGCACAAATTTAAAATTTTCACTAAATACCCTATTTTTTTCAAGATCGGCCGTTTTTGGTGCATTTCGTATAAGTAATTAACTTGGGCTGTAAATATACACGACAGCCTTGCCAACTGATAAAAGGAGATTTAAACCATGTCTAGCAAGTTCGAACAATTATTGGACTATCTTGTAAACGAAGAAACAGAAAAAGCTAATGAGCTATTTCACGAAATCGTTGTAGAAAAGTCACGCGAAATTTATGAAAACCTTATTGCGGAAGAGGAAGAAGAGTCCGTAGAAGAAATGACCGATGACGAAGATGAATCGGTAGATGAAGCATCTGAAGATGACGAAGATGACTCAGTAGACGAAGGCTTCGGCGGCGAAGAAAACGAAGAAGAATTCCCAGTTCAAGATCAGACTGATGACCTTAGCGGTGAAGTCGGCGATGCTGATGCAATGGGTGGTGATGAATTCGGCGGTGACGAATTCGGCGGAGACGAAGGCGGAAGTGAGCCAGCTACAAAAGATGATGTATTAGATCTTAAGAGCGCACTAGACGAACTTCAAGCTGAGTTTGAAGCACTTATGGGTGCAGAACGCAACGAAGAAGAAAAAGAGCCTGGCGTCCATGACGACGAAGAAGGTAACGATCCACTTGACAGCGTTGACGATGCAGAGTCCGACGACGAAGAAGAGTCCGACGAAGAAGATGAGGCATTCCCAATGCAAGAAAGCCGTACTACAGCTAAGAAGTCACAAGGCGAAACAATGCGTGAGTATATTGAACGTGTAAGCGTTGCAATGGCTGACGGTGAAGGTGTTGGTTCCGGACGTGGTGACAAGGCAGGACAAACAGGTGGTGTTATTAAGCACAGCCCAATTAGTTCAGCTAAGGGTAAGCCAGAAACTGGCGCAAATGCTAAGAACATTGCACAAAAAGGTATGGGAGAAAACCAAGACGGTCAATCACCACACCAGCCAAAGAATACAGGTGTATTGAAGCGTGGTGACAAGTTCACTTCAGCTGGAACACATAATGTCGACGGCGTGAAGTCGGGTATTAAGACTGTTAAGGCAGTTCCTAAGCCAGGCAACAAAGAAGGTGCAGGCGTCGGTGCAGTAGCTGGCGGCGACAAAGCAGGTCAAACTGGCGGCGTTCAAACTCGTAGCCCATTGACTGGTGCTCCACACCGTAACGCTTAATTATCATGAGACATCAGGTGAAATACCTTCGTGAACATTTAAGTTTTGATCAAGCTCGTGTTGTTTTGGAGAGTGATGAGAAGGATGGAAAGAACCTTTGGTTGAAAGGTATTTGCATCCAAGGTGGTATACGCAATGCAAATCAGCGTGTATACCCTGTCTCCGAGATTGGCAATGCAGTAAAAACTCTAAACGACCAGATTCAAAACGGTTACAGTGTTCTAGGCGAAGTTGATCACCCTGATGATCTTAAAGTAAATTTAGACCGTGTATCACACATGATAACTGAGATGTGGATGGATGGTCCGAACGGCTACGGCAAGATGAAAGTTTTGCCAACGCCTATGGGCAATCTTATTAAGACCATGCTTGAAGCAGGTGTAAAACTTGGCGTGAGCTCACGCGGTAGCGGAAACGTTAACGAAGGCTCTGGCGAAGTATCCGATTTTGAGATTATCACGGTTGACATAGTTGCACAGCCTAGCGCCCCTGGTGCGTATCCTACACCTGTTTATGAACATCTTATGAACAATCGTGGTGGGTACAACTCGTGGCGTGTAGCGCAAGAAGTAAAAGAAGATCCAAAGGCCCAAAAATATCTTAAAGAATCACTCCTTAAGATAATAAAAGGTCTAAAATAAGCCCGAGGAGAAATAGATGTTGGACGCATTCAAACAATTAGTTGAAAGTGGTGTAATGTCAGAGCAAATTCGTTCTGAAGTTGAAGCCGCATTCACAACAAAGATTCAAGAGAATCGCGACCAAGTCACCGCTCTACTTCGTGAAGAGTTTGCTACAAAGTATGAACACGATAAAAGTGTTATGGTTGAAGCAATCGACAAGATGTTGAGTGAGAGATTGGCCGCAGAGATGGCCGAACTAGCTGAAGACAAGCGTACATTAGCAGAAACACGCGCTAAGTATGTTCAAAAAATGTCAAGTGACGCAAGCGTCATGGAATCATTTGTTGCTCAGCAGTTGGCAAAAGAACTAGTGGAATTCCAAAGTGATCGTAGTAAGGTTACTGAAAACTTCCAAAAACTTGAACAATTCGTGGTAAGCGCATTGGCCAAGGAAATCGCTGAATTTGCTGAAGATAAGCGTGATCTAGCTGAAACGAAAGTTAAGTTAGTTGCAGGCGCTAAAGTTAAATTTGACGAAGTAAAAACACAATTCATTAAACGCGCCGCTGGCGCTGTTCAACAAACTGTAGAAGGTACTTTACGTAAAGAGATTTCTCAACTACGTGAAGATATTGACTCAGCTCGTACAAACAGCTTTGGTCGTCGTATTTTTGAAGCGTTTGCCCAAGAGTTTCAGCACTCTTATCTTAACGAAAAGTCTGATACAGCTCGTCTGTTGAAGATTGTAGATAAGAAAGAAACTGAAATTGCTGAAGCTCGAGTTGCTCTAACTAAGACACGACAACTAGCTGAATCTTCTAATCGCGCACTCCGCGCTCAGAAAGATTTGATGGAACGTGCAAACGTAATGGGCGAACTGTTAGCACCTTTGGGAGCCGACAAGAGAGGCATCATGAAAGAACTTTTGGAGTCTGTTCAGACTGCAAAACTTTCTGCTGCTTTTGAGAAATACCTACCCGCAGTCGTAGAAGGCGAAACTAGAAAAGCAAAACCTGCTGTTTTGAAAGAATCAGCACAAGTAGTTACTGGTGATCGCGTAGCAAGAAAGTCTGAGGTAGGCTTAGACAACATTCTAGATATCCGCAAATTAGCGGGTCTAAAATAATTCAAGGAGACATAAATGTCACAACTATTAAACGAAAGATGGTCAGATACAAAAGAAGCTCTGCTTGAAGGCCTCCAAGGAACTCGTCGTTCTTCAATGAGCGTATGCTTAGAGAATACACGCCGTCACTTGGTTGAATCAGCATCCGCTGGTGCAACTTCTGCAGGTAATATCGCAACACTAAACCGCGTGATTCTTCCAGTAATCCGTCGTGTTATGCCAACAGTTATCGCTAACGAAATCGTTGGCGTTCAACCTATGACTGGTCCAGTTGCTCAGATCCACACATTACGTGTTCGCTATGCAGATAGCGGCGCAAACGTAGTTGCTGGTGAAGAAGCACTTAGCCCATTCAAGATCGCTGCTGCTTACTCCGGTAACGACAATGATACTACTCCAAAAGCGAACTCCACAGGCGCAATGGAAGGTACACCTGGTCGTAGAATGAGCATTCAAATCTTGAAGAGCCCAGTCGAAGCTAAGAGCCGCAAGCTTTCAGCTCGTTGGACTTTTGAAGCTGCTCAAGATGCACAAGCCCAACAAGGTATTGACATCGAAGCAGAAATCATGGCTGCTTTGGCACAAGAAATTACAACTGAAATCGACCAAGAAATCTTAGCTTCGCTACGTGCTCTTGCTTCAGTTGAACAAACTTATGACCAGTCCCTAGTTTCAGGTACTGCTACATTCGTTGGTGATGAGCACGCTGCTCTTGCAATTCAGATCAATCGCGTAAGCAACTTGATCGCTCAGCGTACACGTCGTGGTTCAGGTAACTGGGCTGTCGTGTCCAACCAAGCGTTGACTATTCTTCAGTCAGCAACAACAAGTGCATTTGCACGTACAACAGAAGGTACTTTCGAAGCTCCTACAAACACAAAGTTTGTTGGTACATTGAACGGTGCTATGCGTGTGTATGTTGATGCATATCGTCCTGATACTGATGATGACAATCAAGTCCTTATCGGTTACAAGGGTTCCTCAGAAGCAGATGCAGCGGCATTCTATTGCCCTTACATTCCTCTAATGAGTTCTGGTGTTGTGTTAGATCCATCAACATTCGAACCAGTAGTTGGCTTTCTCACCCGCTATGGCTACGTCGAATTAACCAATACTGCATCATCTCTTGGTAATGCTGCGGATTACTTAGGTAAGGTTAAGATCGTTTCTTCTAATGTATCATTCAAGTAAGCAATTACTTAATTGGTAAAATAAAAACCCACTTCGGTGGGTTTTTTGTTGACTTAAATTTCTGTATATATTAAAATGTAAAGGTAACTAACATAAATATAGATATGAGCAAATACGAAAAATGGTACACCGAAATAACTGCCCGTGGTCAAACCCGTAAAATAGATAAATCTGTTTACACAGAGACTCACCATATAATTCCTAGATGCATGGGCGGAACTGATGATATTGATAATTTATCTGTATTAACGGCAAGAGAACATTTCATATGTCATTGGTTGTTAGTAAAATCTACTACAGGATATGCTCATCATCAAATGTTGAACGCATTAAGGATGATGAGGGCAGACTCTACTAACAATCGGTATCATACAAAAATTACTTCTAG